AGAAGATAAAATATACTATTGACGGTAGTATAAAAAAAGAGCTAAAATCCCTTCAATCCCAGATCAATGCTATAAAAGGGAAAACTGTCACCATCAACACAAAAATCAATCAAACGACCAGCACCACGACAGGATCAATAATCTCTACCCCGAGAGGGAATAGTAGGGATTATGTCCCTAAAAATGGTAATAACAGGGTCGCCCGTGGTTTTGGGAACGGAGCGAGGGGATTGTTCGGAATGGCTGACGTAATGTATGCCGCTGGTTTCCCGTTCCCTAACATGATCGGAGCAGCCGCTATAGGTATGGGGGCCATGAGCATCACGAAAGATGCTGCCGAGTATGAGAATATCATGACAACCGTACGGAGTATCCTGAAAGCCACGGATAACGCTATCACCACGTTTAACCAGAGATTTTCCGATATGTCAAGGAATATCCGCAAGGTTGGTGTCGATACCAAGTTTACCACCACGGAAGTAGCTGGGGCGGCCAAATACCTTGGTATGGCGGGTTTGAATATTGAGGATATCAACAACTCTATAAAACCTATCGCCAACCTCGCTATTATCGGCGACGCTCCTCTTGACAGGATGGCAGATATCGTGACTAACATCCAGACAGCCTACGGGTTGGATAGCTCTAAAATGCCACAGATAGCGGATGTCCTCACGAGTATCACCACCAGCACGAATACCAATGTATTGGAAATGGGCGAAGCCATGAAATTTGCGGCCCCTATGATGAGTATGGCTAAGATATCCTTCAACGAGGCTACGGCTGCTATTGGCGCACTAGCAAACGCTGGATTGAAAGGTACGGTAGCGGGTACAGCGTTACGGGCAATGATGACAAGATTATTGAATCCTACAAAAAAGGAACCGAGGTCTTGAAAAAATATAATATCCAATTATATGAGTTAGATAAAGCAACAGGAAAAACCAAGTTAAAGTCATTGTTCGATATCTTCTCACAACTCAAAGCTAACGATGCCAGTATACAGGACCTGACCAGGCTATTCGATAAGATCGGAGGAAACGCAGCCAACAACGTGTTCGCCGAGTTGATGAAACTCCCAGAATTGATACAAAACTCTGTCTATGCCGCCGGCCTATCGGATCGTATCGCATCTGAGAAGCAAGAAACGATCAAGGGTAAATGGGATAAAGTCACGTCACAATTCACGGAGACTGGGATGAACGTGTTCGAGGCTTACAGTCCCGTTATCAAGGAAGGGCTGGATAATTTGGTCTTATTGTTACAACAATCTGGTACAGCCAAGATGCTCAAGGATATAGCATCAGGATTGATCGCAATAACAGAAGGCTTGATCAATGTGTCCACATGGGTATCAAAAAACTGGTATTGGCTGGAACATTTTGTAGTTGGAGGCGTATTATTAAAGAAGATATCAAATATAGTAGCCTACATAACCTCCATGACAAAAGGTCTTCTTGATACCGCCAAGGCAACTGGGGTATTAACAACCGCCATAAGCGGAGGATCAGGAGCGACCGCTGGAGGTGGTTTGTTAGTGGCTATCGGAGGAATACCCGCCATAGTCACAGCGGCAGTTACCGCCCTAGCGTCTTTAGGAATAAGCATGTATGGAGCCGGGAAAACGACACAATCCGTAAGCAAGGCTATAGAGAAAGAATACGAGAACCTATTGCCAATATTCAAGGATAAGGATAACGATAATAACAGCGCAAGCGGAAAGAACAATATAAAGAAAATCTTGTCAGGGACAGAATATTATGATTCATTGGGATACGATCTAGGAACGATGAATATGCTGTTCAATGGCGAAAGTAGCGTTTATCCGCAATACATGAGAGCCATGTCCGAGAGAGGTCAATTAGAAGGCTCAAAAATAGCCAACCAATACCTCATGGCCTCTATCGGTATGGAGAACTTAGGCAAGGATAAGATCAAATCGATCTACACTAACCTTATCGATGACATGGCAAGCCAAAAAAGGGCTTACCAATATAGCTTCGGTCCTTTTGCCAACCTTACCGAAGAGGAAAGATCAAGAGGGGTATCTGTATTGAATAGTATCAATCAACTTAACGCTGACACGGAAGCCAAGACCAAGCAATTCACCGAGGCCATGAATAAATCCATAGACTTGGGTATTGACTCTTTAAGCGAACTGATGAACCTCCAAATAAAGATCGCCAGCGGTCTACCTATAAGCGAAAACGAATCAATCAATCTCATAAAGAACCTAACAGGTTATGACCTTAGCCAAAAAGGTCTAGGGTATCATGTAATAGCGCCTTCCGGAGATATCGTGTACGAGGATAAGGAAGGTGCCGCAACAACCGCCAGATCCGTGATGTCCTCCCTCAGAAAACTTGGTGCGAAAGGATGGTTTTTGAATCCATTGATCTCGGCGTTAGGGGAGATCAAAGAATTATTTAACATGTCCGAACTCCAGACCACAAAGGATATCAGGACAGAAGGAGACTTAAGTGAGGGCGATATAGGGTATGGAGGAGCTTACAGTGGTGTAGGAAAAACCAAAGGGACACAACCCAAAGTGATCACTATCAATATCCAATCCCTCATCGGTAGCGTGAACATAAACTCAACCAACGGGGAAGATATGGAAACCCTCAAGGACAAAGTGACACAAGTACTCATAGACGCAATAAAGGATTTTGAAATATCATATAACTAATGGAAAAACTAAATATCATAGGTTCACCGATCAGGGAGCCTCAAAATAACAAGCCTAGGATATTCGCAAACGTGACCGGTGAATTGTCAAAGAAAACCTTGCCTTCCCTGGCTCCAAGGGATTATAAGGGGTATGCCATCAAACGGGTTATCGGTGAGTTATACAAGGGTAAGGACCCATCGTCACTTCTTACATACATCCCCCGAATCAACCTTATAGACCGAACAAGAAACCCCAAGGCGTATCTCCAGAAAAAAGCGAGGATCGTAGAGCGTATAGTCACCTGGAGAACAAAACAAGCGGTGTTAAGGATGGCGGATGAGATCGTCAATGGTTCACCTGACTATAAGCTTCAAACCAGGTATAATCTCACCGATAGAGATAGCAATATCAAGAAACTAGTAGAAGCTAATACACCTGTAAATCTACTGCAAGAGAAAGGTCTGGATGGAAGTCCTATCAGGCATTACATACAGCTCCAAGTTAAAGACGAAGGTGAGAACTATACGTTTTTTGACGGACACGCTATCATCAAGATCTCTGAGCGAAAAAATATCCTGCTGACCAAGGTACAAAGCCGAGACCTCACCCGTAAGGAATACATATCAGGGGGAGATTATAATATTACCATCAGCGGCAAAATAGTCAGTCCCTACCAAGATGTATACCCGACAAAAGAGGTCATGGACTTGATCAAGATATTGAAACATAAGGACGTGATAACATGTCAATCCCCATATCTCGATATGTTCGAGATTAGCACCATTCTTATACTATCCTATGACCTCCCTCAAGCAATCGGTTTCTCAAACGTACAGAACTATACGATTAACGCCGTGTTTGAGAGAAATACGGAAGCGTTAAAGTTCGAGGAGAAAGAAAAACAGGAGATATTATCTGCAAAGCAGGTAATGCAAGAAGAAATCGCCAAACGTGAGGCTTGGTTAGCCGCCAACCCGGAGCAAGTCGTTTCCAAGGCCAGCCTAAAAGATTACCTGCGTAAGTTCAACCCCAAACAATTTATTCAATTACAAAACTGGATATAATGGAAATACATGGCTTAAGCATGCTGAATTGCCTTATCACGATTGGAGACGAAGATCCTAACGACACACTGCACATCTTAAACAAGATCACTGTCAACGAGGTTGTAAACCTCCAGATCAAAGATTCCTACCAGACCCTTATCAATACAGCCACGGTGGAGTTCACGAGACAGATCACGATCAAATCCTCTTTGAAAGACGAGTTCGGAACCAGAGAGGTCAAACTTGTGGGTGACAAGGATAGCTTATTCAAAAGAGGTAAGCGCATCAACATAAAACTCTGCTACGGGATAGACGAAAACCTCAAAACGATGTTCGATGGATATATCACTTCTATCATTTCTGGGAACCCATTCACTCTTGAGTGTGAGGATATGGGGTATATATTAAAGCAGACAGCCCTAGATCCGATAGAGACCAGCGCAAAAGGTACCAAGATAAATGAATTTGTGCCGAAGATACTGAAAGGTACCGGAATAAAACTTCATCCCAGCACGAAAGAGATGAACATGGAGATAGGCCAGATTATTTACCCGCAAAGCTGCACGGTGGCCGATATATTGAATCGATTCAAGAAATGGGGTATCATGTGCTATATGAGAAATTATAACGGTGTTCCTCATCTAGCTATAGGCAGGACATTCTTCTCAGTCAACACCTCTGAGTCGTTACTGAAAGATATGCCGGATACCCCCTACGATATAGAGTTTGATGAAAACGTGGCAGAGGATAACCTGTCCATCCA